CCATGAAAAAAGCACTTATTGGCCTGTGGATTGTCGCCAGCACAACGATGGCGTGGGCGGCTTGTTCCACCCACACGATCATGTCTGGCGGTCGAATGGTTACTTGCACCACTTGTTGTTACGGAAATAATTGCACGACAAATTGTTTTTGATGTATAATCCAAACCGTCTGGAGTGGCATCTAGACGTAGACGCAAATTGGAATAAACCCCGCAGGGTACTGTGTGGTCTTGCTAGACAGCAAGCGGAACTTTTGATTTGCGTCATACGTTTTGCTGTTGCTCTCGCCAAGAGCCAAGACCACAGAGCATCTTGCGGGGTTTTTGCTTTTGGCCCAGACCGTCAGGGCGCGTTAGCAAATGGTCTGCATGGACTGAACCCAAGAAACACCGGTAACAGGACACACCCCCTGGTTTGCCGACCAGCGTTGATTGAGCGACTGGTAAAGGATTGGGTACAACGGTGGAACAAGGCCCGATCTATAAGCGAATCAATCCCTCATGGGCACTTGGGCTTTTGTGGTTTTTAAGGAGCATTCAATGGAGCAATTCAAAGCCGGAGCGGGCAGGATAGACCTTCTATCCACCCTTGGAGAACCTATGTCTAAAACAGGATTCGAGAGATTTTGGGAAGCATGGCCCAAGTCCCCAAGAAAGGGGGCGAAAGCTGAGTGTAAGAAAAAGTGGATAAAACACTACTGTGAAACTTGCGCTGACCAAATCATCAAGCACGTTGAATGGCTAAAGACAACAGACCAGTGGAAAAAGAGCGAGGGAGCATTTATTCCCGCCCCGCTGGTCTATCTGAACCAACAACGATGGGATGGCGCAGAGATACCCGAAATCAAGCCTACAAACGAAAAAGACCCTGCGCTAGTCAAACTGGATGAGGACAACAAAAAAGCCGCCCCAATGCCCGAATCTGTGCGTTTGCGGTTGGCAGAATTAAGAGGCATGAAATGACCAAAGCTGAAGCACACGCAATTCTTGACGGACTAAAAAATGGTATCCAAGCACCGCAGTACCAAATCAATCGCGCTTTACTCGCAACCGGAGACATTGGAATTCATGCGCGAGTCAGAGGCTCGGGAATGGATCAAGCGTTACCGGGAGAAAGCCAAGGAAGTTGGACCGAACGAAGCCAGGATGTGGTGGGAGAGAACAATCGCTCACATCGGGAGATTGCGTGGCTCTGAGGCCGCGCTAGACCTAAGAGTCCGAATGAACAGGCTAAACAAATGACATTCATTGCCCACTTTCACGTTGACGGCATCCCCGTACCCAAGAAACGCCCACGATTCAGCACGCAAGGCGGGATTGTTCGGTCCTACACAGACAAAGGCACTCGGAATTATGAGGATCATGTCCGGTTGACCGCCCAGGCAGCCATGGGAACCACTGAACCGCTAGAAACCCCTGTGGGCGTTTATCTCTACATAAGGTTGTCCGTACCTAAGTCTCACTCAAAGAAGCGCACTGACGCCTGTTTAGAGGGCTTGGAGAAGCCAATTAAGAAGCCGGACATAGACAATTTGGCGAAATCTTTGCTGGACGGCATGAATGGGGTGGTTTTCAAGGACGATTCCCAGATCGTTTCGTTGCACTGCACAAAAGTCTACGCAAGTGAGCCTGGGGTAGACATCATGGTTAAGGAGGAACTGGAATGACTGATAGAGAACTACTGGAACTGGCAGCAAAAGCGGCTGGATTTGTTCCAGCTTACAGATACATGGAAAAAACCAATCGGTTGTTATGGCTTGGTCAATCTGGATTCCCTGCTACATGGGGTCCATTTGATGATGATGCAGACGCTTTTAAGTTAGCAGTTCAATTAAACATGACTTTGGTCTTGATGAAATGGCGAACTGAGGTTGAAATTGAAGGGAAAACCATCGTTGTTGAATCAGTAGTTAATGATGATCCATGCGCCGCCACCAGACGAGCAATCGTCAGAGCCGCCGCTGAGATTGGAAAGGGAATGGAATGAAAAAAGCACGCACACCATACGTTGTGGTCAAAGGAACACCGTTTTGTCTGACCCGTGGGTTTGACACTCTGCGATCCAAAAAGCACGCCAAAAAGTGGCGAGTTCACACCGGGTTTGAGTATTTAGAACGCTGGATGCGGTTGGTCTATGTTGAGACGTATGACCCGATTACCGAGCACTATGAGGAAGCTGGTGAGTTCTTGGCAGACATCACTACCGGGACGCTCTATCGACCTTTTGACGGGGTTTGTATGTCCAGCGATTACATGAGGCTTGTTCTGTAAGTTTCATGTAAGCATATCCATTCACACTATCCACCGGAGCATTAACAGGAGCACACATGACTTGGCCTTTTCCCCCATTCCCCCTTCCACCATATCGTGAGCCGAAAGGCCCGATTTACCCATCTGATGCGGAGGACGCGCCGTTATGAATGAACGAATCAAAAATGGTCTGGAGTTGCTGAAACCCGGATCAGGCATTCCAGTTGATGTCAAAACCGTTGCCAATCTCTATGCCGCGCTTAGGTTCTTGGTTGAGATGGATGACGAACTGTCTGAGTTGTATCTCAAAGATCAAGAAAAAGAAAACTCATGCCCTGTCTGCAAACAGGATGTGCCTTTTATCACGGGCAATGGGTTCCGCTGGTTGTGCGGTACTTGTGGGTTTTCTGAAAAAGTTGAACCGGAGGAGCCATGAGCATAGAAGCAATCAGCCCCGTAGGGGCGATGAAACAGGCGCTGGAATATTTGGACAGCCCGTCATCTAAATTGTGGCCTGCTGGCACTCAGTACAGCATCATCACATCTCTACGCCAAGCCATCGCAGAGGCTGAGAAGCAGGAGCCGGTGGCGTGGATGCACAGCAAGACCTTATGCCTTTATGAAACATTTGAGGAAGTGCCGTTGGCAGATGGGGATGAATGGCCTGAACCGCTCTACACCACCCCACAACCACAGCGTGAATGGGTTGGGCTGACGGATGAGGAACGCCGCGCTGAGTTTGCAAAGTTGTATCCATCTGATGACGCTCTGCTGAACCTTGCAGAAAACAACCGCGATTTCATGGTTGAGGCAATTGGTGCGCGACATCATTGGCACGCTTTTCAGCTTGGATCGAAATCAACTGAAGCCAAACTTAAGGAGAAGAACACATGAGTCTTATTTCAAAAGAAACATTACTGACTCATTTGCAACGCGCAGAAATGGCAAGCGAAGTCCAATTACCCATAGACTTTTTCCGTGACTTGCTTTATCAAGCAATGCCAAGGGAATGGATCGGGCTGACAGACGATGAGATGCTGATGATCTACGGGCAACAGCACGAAGGCAAAAAATACAGCCTTGGGCGCATGGTTGAGAAAGCATTGAAGGAGAAAAACACATGAGCATTTTTGATTCAATAGGCGCATCATTAGCCGCCGACTTTGTAACCGGTCCGACAATTACTCCTCATCATCAGCAACCAAGGCGTGAGTGGGTTGGCCTGACAAACAAAGAAGTGCAAACTTGTTGGGACGATGCACAAAATGCGATTGCTCCGCAGTACGCTATTTATCACGCCATTGAATCCAAGTTGCGGGAGCGCAACACATGAGCCCTGAAAAAGCCGCTGAATCCATCCGATTGAAAGCCCCAAGGTTTGGACAGGCAAAGGGGCGCAGAACTTACCTAGAGGAGTTTAGAAGGGTCCAGAAGGCCATTCTGATGAAGGATGCGCTGACCAAAGGGATTGAGGCAGCAAACGCCCAAGAACGGGAAGCCCTTTGTGATCCTGATTACAAAAAACTCTTAGAGGACATCAGGGACGCCGTAGAAATTGAGGAAACGCTGAAATGGGAACTGGAGAGCCACCGTCTGGATATTGAGATATTCCGAACCAGACAGGCCAGTGAGCGTTTGCAGATCAGGTCGCACGAATGAAGTTCCCCAAAACCCAATACGTCAGGAGCAAAAAGTTGCTTAAACTGGTTGCAGGGCTAGATTGCCAGCATTGCGGGTCAAGCCAGCAAGTCCAGGCGGCACACAGCAATTGGGGCGGCGGGAAAGGGCGTGGCATTAAAGCCAGCGACAACGAAATAGCCGCGCTTTGCCAGACTTGCCATTTCCAGATAGATCAAGGCAAAGAGTTGTCCAAAGAGGAGCGAAAAAACAGGTGGGAACAGGCCCACCTGAAAACTCTCCAGAGTTTGGCAACTGCGGGTTTATGGCCCGAGGAGATTCCGTTAACGGATCAGTATTTACGCATATTCGGCAGCGGGGCCGATGCTTGCGATTCGTGACTACGGGTCATGGGATGAGCATGAGCCATGTCGGTCTTTTCATGCGCCTTCAGTTCTTTTTCCAGCGCAGCAATCTTGCGGGCTTCCTTTTTATACTCGCGCTCAAAGACGTATTCTTTCGGCTCAGAATGACGGGGTTTCTCGCGGGTAAGAACCATTTTTGTAGCCATGTTCAATCCTTGTACGGGCGCGTGCCCTGTCGGTCGATGATAAGTGCCTGACGGCGCGGAGATTCGGTGATCGAGTTCGGCACAGAGATATGCGTCCAGCGGTCAAATTCTCGGATGATTTGATCGTACCCGATACCAGATGCAATCACAGCCTTGACCACCTCATCTGGGGTCATTCCTGGCACTCTAATGTCAGCAGCGCATCCAAGTCTGTGCTGGCTGGTGTCCTTTGATCCGACCGCATCATTGACTTGCTTGCAACGAAATGCTGAGTTGACCATGATGGGCTTTTCGCCAAGTATTGCTCGGACTTGCTCAAGAAACTCTGCAAGACGTTTGAGGTTGTTTTTCTCTGAATCATTGGGGGTGTTGTCAAACTCACGGTGATCCGTGTGAGTCAATTCTTCTAGAGTGAAATGCGGACTGAGATTCATTTTTTCTTCATGTCAGCCAGTTTTTCCACGGTGCGACCGCCAAAGTAGGCCAAGAAAATGATCTGACCCCATTGGCCCAACAATTGGACATAGCTTTCCTGGGCGTTGTAGCCAAACGCAGACATCATGGTGAACAGGAAATAGGCCACAAAGATCGCGGCAAGGGCCATAGGACGGATGTTTTTGGACAGCCATGAGTCACTACTCATGTCGGCTTTCCAGCGGTCTGAGACGTTGTTTTGCTCAACCTCAAACATCTTGGCATCATTTGCCATCCGAGCCAGTTCACCGTCCTGGGCAAGTTTGGCAAGTTCCAATTGAGCCTTGGCTTTGGCCTCGGGGTCAGGAATGAGTTTGTCGATTAGCTTTTCTCCAACAGACAGCAAAGCACCGACAGGGCCAGTAGCCAGCGAATCAAGCAATCCCATGTTATTCCTTGGACTTTTTGTTGATTAACTCAAACGCCGTTTTGATTTTTTCCTCAAGGACAGCAACGCGCAAATCAAGTTTTGACAGGACAATAATGAGCGTGATGATAGCCAGCAACATGGGCCAGCCCTTTGCCAACATATCAAACAGTTCCATTACTTGTCTGCCTTTGAGTCTAGTTTGGCAAAAATCTGTTTGCAGATGTCTTTGATCTCATCAATGTCACGATGGTAGTCATCTTTTGTGACATAGGTATGAGGCATTGAGCGCACATCGGTATCGAGGCGTTCAATCGCTTTGGTGATACTGTTGAGAGTCCAGCCGCCAAAGAAGGCCGCAATACCAATCACAGCATTAAAGATGACCTGAGGCTCCATTGGTTGCTTTCATGTATTTCAGTAAATTTTCAAGAATCTCGACCGTTGCATTGTTTTTGATTCTGTTCGCCATGTATGAAATGAATCGGATATTGTCTTTGCAATAACCTTGAGAAGGGATGATTCGATCAACAGATGGCGATAAATCTTTATGCGTCTTGGTTCCCCATTCAAACTCTTTTTTTAGGATAGGGCATTTGTTGTCTTTTGGGAAAAGATCATACAAATCCTGAACGGAAATGGTGAATGGCACGCCCTGTTTTTTTGCTCTTGCCATACACGCATAAAACGTCCTTGTTATCCTAAACTGAAACGGGTCTTGCTCAAAGCGTCTTTTTCTGGAGTTTTTATCATGAACATTTTGAGGCAGTCCGGTAGGATTTTCGCGTCTATATTGAGCATGAGCCGTTCCAATTTTTGACATTGAACATTTGATGCAGATTTTTCCTAAATCCCTTTTTCGCCTTTCCATTTGGATAAGACATTCGGGGCATTGGTCTGGGTATCTTTTTTCTCGGCTCATGCTCCATATTATATTCTGGCTTTTGTTACCCTTTCATAACGTAGGCCAAAGCATAATACGGTGGCAGGTTTGCGTTAACGCCAGAAACGCCAGTTGCCGTGTTGGTGGTTGCAACAGTAATTCCAGTCGTTGACGTTGTTGTGTATGAAGTAGTCCCAACTCCAGCAGGGCGCAACAATGCGGCTCCCGCTTCAGCGCCAATATTAAATGTGTCTGATCCAACACTGTGGCGATGTCCAGGATCGGTAACAACAGAAGTTGCCGTGTGATTGTGAGAAACAACCACAGCATCCGTTGATCCACCCGTAGCCGTTACCGCATAGGTCGTTCCAGCACCCACAACAAATCGGTCACGCAAGTCAGGAGTACCGTTCGTGCCGTCACACAGATACCAGCCGGTCGGGATAGAACCAATCGATCCAGACCACAGAGAAATCAAGCCCGTGGGAATAGTGGCCCCGGTAGCTGATGCCGTACCGATAAAGCCATAAATATTGTCCCAAGTTCCAATAATTGTCCCGGTGCTATCGGTCAGGACAAACTTATAAAAGTATCCATACGTCAGCCAAATCTCTTGCGGAGGGCGTCCATCAGTCCCCAAAACGATGGGGTTACTGTTCAGCACGTTCCCGGAAATGGTCGTGTAGGTATTGAAAGGCGTGGACGAACCGGCTTGATAGGTGTACAGCAAGCCACCGGCAAGAGGTAGGCCGGTATTGTCAAAGAACTGTTGACCATTACCGATTGGGGCGAGATTGACAGCCATTATTTTTCCTTAGTCAAACCTGCATACGGGTTTACGGCTTCACGCGCAAAACCCTCTTTGTTCATTCCTTGCATCCATTTTTTGCCAGCAGAAATTGGCAGAACAGATGCGCCACTTGTCATGGTAGCCAATTTTGCCTCAGCCGCGCCGACAAGACCTTGTTTAGCAATCTCAGCCAATTGAGAACTAAAGGTGTTTGAATAGTTGAATGTGCCAGTTTTTGGCATTCCAACTTTGCTAGACAAAGCAGCAATTTCCATCAAATCCTGCATTGCTTGCGGTCCTAACGCCTCTTGCAAACGGGCTTTGTTGTCAAAGATGTAATTTGCAAGCGTTTTAGGATTCAAATCAGGCGAATCAGTCGCCAATCCAGATTTACGCATTGCGGCTCTTAGTTCACCAGCGGTCATTGCCTGAGACGCCAACGCATCGTCTGCAATTTCAGCCTTCAATCTGCGAATTGCCTCGGGAGAAGCATTGCTGACAAATTTCTGATGGAACTTATCCGCTTTCAAACTTTCTCCAGCAGAAACCGCTTCTGACAAATCTGCGGCTTCACCAATAGCGGCTCGATATGCGGGATTGCCTTTGATGATGGCGGCACGTTCACGAACCAATTTCCTGGCGTCATCTGCCAATCTTTTCAATTCAATAGCTTGAGGAGTAGTGCTGTTTTCGCCAAATACAGGCAATTTTTCCAACTCATCCCGAACAATATATGCCGCCGCTCTAGCGTTTCCGTTAGAACTAGATCGCATTTCATTGGCAAGGTTAGTTCTTAGAGCCTCATAAGATTCAAAGGTCGGATTCTTATAAAACTCCGTCAAATCAGATGCAATTGCAGATGACAAATGATTCGTTTTGAGGTTCTTGACAAGATGCTGATTGATGTTGTTTTGAAGCGAACCAATATCAATCGGGAATTGACCACCATTTGCATCTTGCAATGCTTTGTATGCTTCACTGATTGCTTGTGTTCTAACTTTATCTTTTGCAGCCAATGCGTTGATTTCAATTTGACCAATCGCACTAGGATCAGTCTCAAAGATTTCAGGAGCATTTTTACGGATTGAATTCTCAAAAGCAGCTTTGAATTGCTTTGGCTGTTCGTTGAAATGTTCGCCAAGTGTTGGCGTTTCTCCACGACGATTCCATTCCGTTGAGTATGTTTGAGTGTCACCCATACGCTGACCACGGGTCAAATTGATGCCGTGTTTTTCCTCAAGTGCGCGGGTTTCCAAGGCTGGCAAATTAACGGAATTCGGATTGAGCGTTTTAACGTGCGATTGCAATTCTGGAGATGCCTCGGCAATCGTTGCCTCAATATTTCCACGAATCACATTCTCAGGCAATGCTGCCGCAGAACCCAAACTTCCTCCCGGACCGGCTTGTCCTTGTGCTGCTTTCTGTTGCCACTGAGCCTTCATGTCAGCCATTGTTGGACGCACAACTTCTGGCATGGCTTGTTGAACAGCTTGGACCGCTTTGCCAGTTGTTTTGACGGCGGCAGGTGTAGCGCCAGCCATTACCGTTCCCATCATGTTTTGCACATCACCAACAGGAAGGCCGGTCTTTTGAGCAATCCATTCTGCGCCTTTATTGATATTCTGACCAACAAAGTCCATGATCTGGCGTGAAGCCTCGCCCTGATATGCCGCCTCGCCAGTAACGCCCAAGGCTTTACCGAAAGGCTTGTCAACAGCGCCGACAACCTTTTGTTCAAGTGCAGAGGCTTCTTCTGGCGTCTTGCCAAATGCCCGAGCACCCGCATAGGTAACAGGGCCAGCAATCGCAGGAATTACGCCACCAATAGTCACATCTGCCAATGAAGCCGTAGCCGCCCCCAGATCACGCCGAGCCTTCAATGCGGCATTCAAAGTGTTTGCAACTGCACTTTGACGCATCGTCAATTCTGGTTTTAATTCCTTTGACGGCTCAGTTTCCAGGGTGTCCATCCAATCAGAAAACGATTTGCTTTCTTTGGATTCTTTTTTAGGCATCAAAACAGCATGAACCGGGTCTTTAGAACCCAAAGGACGATGAATGCCAAACTGATTTAAGAATGATTCAGGAACGCTTGCAGGAATGTCTGCGGCTTCATTAACTTCATGTGCGCTTGTCCCAGGCTTTGCCACCAAATTGGGATTTGCTCCACGATTTTTGTACAGTTCTTCTTGCTTTTCGCGTGTACGAAAACCGCTAGTGATAGGCATTTCTTTGCCGAATTTTTGACGATATGCGTCTTTGGCTTGCCCCAAACGACTTTGAAATTCGTTTTCAGGAGCAAGCGTATCAATCCAATCGGCAAAGGTTGGCATTATTTAATCACTCCCATAGAACGGGCCATGTTCCGAGAACGCAACAAATCTTGTTGTTCAGACTTGCTCAAAGAATTCCACAGTTCTTTGGATTCTTTTTGCGTCATTTCTTGGAACAATCGAGGGTCTGAAATCTGGTTGAATCGTGTCAATTCTTCTTGGTATCTCATGCCATTGTCTTTGAACTGATTGAGATAACCAGCCCGAGCAATCTTCATGTTTTCAATACCAGACAATTGATTAATGACGCGATTAATACCTTCTTTGGTCATGTGAACATTGGGGTTAGCAAGTTCAGCAATGCTTCTAGCCGCATCGGTATTGCCACCAGCCAACTGGAGCAATTTGGTATTTTTCATCAACTCATCAGTAGATGAACTTTCCAAAACATTCAAAGGAATGCCAATGGATTGAGCGAGACTAGCAACAAATTGCTTCTTCTCTCCCAATGCGCCCGTGTAAGCCTCGGGAACCAATTTCTTGATGTTCTGGAAAATTGCAATGCGTCCTGGCGCTTCTCTTGCCTCTGCAACAGTTTTTGGCAAATCTTCTGAAATGATCTTTGCACCAGCTTCCAATGCCCCTGCCTGAGTCGGAGAAAGGGCTGTAACTATTGGTTGTTTTGCACGTTGAGACATTGGCCCAAGAACAGTTCGTTCCCCAGTAGGGGAAATAACTTCTTGCGTTGGCGGCAGTTCAACATCTGCCAAAGGCGTTCCACCAACTTCAATTTTCGGAGCCATGCCAGCAACGCTAGGCGTGGTAACAGTCGGAACAATTTGTGCGCCAGTGCTGAGTGTTCCGGCTTTGGGGCCAAATGCAGATTCTTGTTCAGCAGGAGACAACAATTGTTGAGCGCCAGCAATAGCCACCTTTGGCAATCCTGGGCCGCTTTCAACGTATTGCCATGTTCTTTTGTATGCGTTGACCAAATCCTGCAAATCTTTATTGTCTGGATTTTCACTAGCCAGCAATTGCATTTCAGCAAGATATGCGTTCTTGTCCTGAACCCCTGCGCGACCCAAAACACTCAATCGAGAACCAATCATGGTTCGTTGTTCTTGAGTCAGTTTTTGTCTTGCATTGATTGCTGTGGTTTGAGCCTGTCCAAGATCGGTATATTTTTTGATGTAGTCATTGCCAGTTAATGGCGCAATTGAAGGAACTGCGGCGTTGATCTTGTCTATATCAATTCGACCATTGGTTTGAAAATTCGCAGGGTCAGCAAAAAACCGCTGCATATTTTTTCGCTCAAGGTCTTGTTGTTCTGTAACGCTTAGAGCAATCTGACCAGTTCTAGCCTCTTGTTGAGCTTTTTGAACCGCCAAAGGATTCATTTGCTCGGCTTGCTGATATGCCTGAACGCCACGCGCTAAATTCACCATGTCGCCCATAGACATGGCTTGTGGGCCTTTGACCATTGCTCCCAAAGGAGTGAAATCAGCCATGTTTATTCCTTAATCAAGTCGCAAACCAAGACCGCCGCTAGCCGCTGGCGCAGATGCGACAGAATAATCAACAGGGCCAACAACGCCACCAGACGGAGTGTAGCCACCAGAAGAAGGATTCACAATCGGACTCTGCCCAGAACCGCGCAATAGGTTGCTCATGTAATAAGCATTACCAGCGCCCTGAACTCCACCAGCCAAAGCATTAGCCGCCCCAACAGTGCCACCAGCCTGAGCCGATCCAATGTTTGCAATGTTTTGCCCCATTGCCTGACCAGTTGCCAAAGCACCTGCGCCGCTTGCGCCAGTAGCAGTCTGCCCCAAGCCAGCAATTGATGCCAATGTGTTGTAGATGTTGCTGCGTTGCGTTTGGAAGCGATTAAAAGCGTTTCCGTATTCTTGAGATGCCTGACCTTGGGTATAGTCCTGAAGGCCAGCCAAAGTGTTTCCAGACATCATCCCACCGCCTACGTTTGCGGCTTGTTGGGCGGCACGTTGGCCTTGCTGAAGCCTCCAGGCATAGCCAGGATCAATACCAGCGGCAAAGTCTTGCGGGGTGAATTGCTGAGTTAGATATGGCTTCATTCCAGCAATGTCGCCAAGGGCCGTATAACCGGCTTCTCGGTACGGACGTTGTTGCTCTTGCTGGATGTCAAACATCTCTTTTTGCAAAGCCATTGCTTGCGCTTGAGATGCGGCCTGCTGATCGGCGGCACTTTTTGCCGCACGCGCCCCCATATACCCGCTTGCCAAAGTTGATCCAGCAATACCAACAGCGGCAGTCACCGGGTCATTACGCTCACCGTAAGCTGCACCACCATGCGCGTCACCAATAGGCTCATACGCGCTCATTGAGCGAGTTTGCGACCGGCTCATGTAGATTTTGTGATGACCATCAATTCGCATAATTGCACCTCTCACATTTCATGTATATCTTGCCGTTTTTCTTTTCCGTCTCAACAAAACCAAGACGTTTGCAAAACTTTAAGCCTTTTGGATTGTTTTCTGAAACCATTGTCATGGCAAACCCGTTTTTTTCTATCACATCAAACAGTGTCTGTTTTATGTGCTTCAGGATTGAACCTTTGGGCTTTTCGCCATATCCAACATGGATTTCAGCATCCTTCAAAATGACCGCGCCAATTACTTTATTGTTCTGAGTTAATGGGAAAATTTCCCAATCATTAAAGCAATTGACGAAAATATCGAACCCAAAATTAAGTCTTTCCTTTACAGAAAGAAACAGCATTTTGAGTGCAAGTTCTCTGTCATTCATTGTAATACGGCACTTTGAATTGTTGCCCATTTACCGTGACATTCATAAACCCAGCAGGTGCGGCAGGAAGGGTTGCAGTTCCTGCCGTAGCAGTCGTGGCGCTACTGAAGTTCAGCAGGTTCAAAAAGAACTGTTGCCATGCCCGAGTGGGGCGCTTGCTCTGCCCGTCCAGAAACTCGCTTTGGGGATACGGGTTTTGTTGGCTTGACCCATAAATGCCATTGCTCATCAGTTATCCCCCTGACTTGCCTTGAGGTTAGCCGACACAATCACAGCCTTCACCGGATCAGTCACAACCACCTCAAAAATGCGGTCACGGGCCATGCCCAATCGACGCCAGATTGCCCTGTTTTTATATCGGCCTGTCTGACCAATGCCAACCCAATACTCTTTCGACCAAGTTGAGCCGCCATCATTTGACCAGCGCAACATTGCCTGGGGCGTTGTGGTTGGTGTCTGAGCGTTGATCGTCTGGGTCTGACCAATGTAAAAATAATCATTTGGCCCGACAATGAAAATCTGGTCGGGGTTGATGATGACGTTTTCACCAATGTAGTTATTCTTGATGATGGACAGGCCAGTAAATCCAACACCTGGCTGAAACTGAATCTGCAACTCATCAAAATACTGACGTTGGAGGTCAGAAACCAAGTGCGGTGCGCGGCGCAACCGGCGGGTGTATTGCCCGTTGTCTGTGTAGTTAGTCTTGTCTAGGAAGTATAGAGAGCCGTTGGAATGGTCGCCAACGATCACTTTCCCTTGGAAGTTGGCAGAACAAGCACCACGGTGACGCTCATACTGGCCTTCATTGTTGAAGTACAGCCATTTGTGCCACATCCCGGTAGAGATGTCATAGGCCCATGTGAGTCCAAAATCCCCAATGGACGGGAACGTTACAACGTAGACCTCATGGCCCTCAAGCTGATACGTCCAAGCGTAAGCATCGCTGATCGTCTGATTGGCTAGAGTGTTCTCAACAGCGTGTGTGGAAATACGCTGCGGAACATAGCCGTTCATTTGGACGATTTGGGCTTGACCACGGTCGTTGCGCGATACATAAGCAAACGAATTGCCCAAACGCGCCATGCTAAATTTTGAGGCAATACCGTGTTGAGTGCTGGTTCCTGGGATACGCTGGAAGGGGAATTGTGCTGCGCCGACATCGACCCACACCTCCGACGATTTTTCCCCGAGAAGATAAACCTCTCGATGGTCAACAATCAAAGAAACCAAGTTGTCAGGCGCTCCGTCTTTTGAGGCGAAACTCAAAGGGCTAGAGATTGGCGACAGCAGGTTTGATGCGCCCCATTGCTGAGAATCAGGACGGTCATAGACAAAATAATTGTCAACAATGTCCACGGTATTAGCCGCAGAGAATGCCCCATCAGAATCAGGCAAAACCGTGAAGTTCTCGGCATACATGGTTTCGCCAACAGACGAATACATCTGCTCGGACGCAACCGTTTGAGTCTTGTCAACCGTGTAGCTTGTGCCGCTAATTGCCGTACTTGCAACCGCCGTGGTCGTGCTGGTGTTCCATGTGGAGCCGCTACCAGAACCGGAAATGTTTGCCGTGATCCGAGTGCCAGCCGGGACGCCAGTTCCCGTCAAAACCTGCCCAACAGAGATCGTGCCAGTGGTCAGCGTGCCAATGGTCAAAACGCCAGTCGTGACGGCAATCGACGATCCGGTTGAGGCAAACGTATTGACCGCCGTGATCTTGGTTGCCGGGGTGATTCCAGCGCCGTAGACGTATTGGTTAACCGCAAGCGTTCCACTTGCCACAGACGTTGCGCTTAGGGTCGTGGAGGCAATCTGTCCGGTGAACGTAGCGCCAAGAGTCGGGACGGTTTGGGTTTGGCTGACCGTGTAGGTTCCAATGCCGCCCGTACCCGTACCAAAAGCCGTCACAACCGTTTGCGCGGCGACACCTGTACCCTGAATCGTCTGCCCCAGATAAATCGTCCCAACGGTCGAATTAACGTACAGCGTGGAGCCAATAATCTGCGAGTTCAGCGTAGCAGCGGGGTTGGTTGTGTTCATCACCTCGCTGACGGTACTGTTAGAGATGTTTAGCGTATAAGTACCAACACCGCCGCTACCAGTACCCAGAGCCGAAATGATCGTGCCCTCATTGATTCCAGGGCCGAACAATGATTGACCGACAGCGATTGTGCCGTTGGTCATTGATGTCACGTTCAGCGTGGTTGATGTCACATCAGCCGTAAACACCGCCGACGATGGGCTAGAAATTCGCCATGTGTAACGATCAAGGCCGTCCACGATGTAGACGTTCACGCCGTTGTCAGAGATGCCAACGCGACCATGCAGGGTGTTCAACTGCCCAACCATTGTCGGGGTGTATGTCGCCGTCAAAGCGTAAACATACTGCCCAACAACGGCAATCAGGTAATTTCCACCCGACACAGTACGCAGACCGCGCACCTCTTGGGTGTTCTGGAAAACCGTTTTTAGCGTCAATCCGGGAGTCGGATAGAGGGCAACAACGCCCCTTTCCCCGGCATTTTTCAGCGGATCAATCTCGGGAACCCAGTTAATGCACTCCTGGGCTTCTTGATAAATTGACGGGGCTTCATAACTTGGCCCAACGAACCCAAAATCAGCCATATTTTGCGCCTTTTACTAGATTGTCTCTAGCCCACAATGGCTGTTGGTTTGTGTAATGAAATGCTTGTTTTTGTTGTTCTTCATCACTCAAATCAAACGATGCCAATGGTCGAATATGGTCAATGTGCCATTCGCCCATGTTATGCCAACCCATGTTATCCAAAAATTTGCCTTCAATGTACCCACGGAAAAAATCGTATGAGCATCCAAGCAAATTTTCTGTCTTTGCTGACTTCCTTAAGCCTTTCAAAGCATCATAAACACGGACTCTTTCACGCCTTATTAGAACAAAAACAGGATCAATTTTCCTACGCTTTTTGTTGCGTTCGCAGGATTTTTCATTGATTGCTTCTTTGTTTTTGTCGCTGTAATTTTTGTTGTATTCGGCAATTTTTACTTTGTTTTTTTCTCGCCAAAGTTTGCTTGCTTGATTACGTTCGTCTTTCTTTTTGTCTCTAGCTTTACGCCCGGCCTCTCTGCAACGCTCTAAAAAAGCGGGATCACTGGCTCTACGCTTACGCGCATATTCCCTTGCGTATTCCCGTTTTTGTTCAGCAGTTTTTGCCATGACGTTACAGCAAGAATGTAATACTTTTATCTCAGGAAGCCGCCCGAAAGTATCCACCCGGCATCTTTTTGGCGTCCTGTCAGGAGAGCATCAGAGTATTGAGCAACCTGTGAAGGCCGCATATTGGTACGCTTAAGGGTAGCTTTAGCCTGGGCCGCATAAGCGTTAATCATTTGAATCTGCGTGGCGTTGTTCTTGCCATACATGGGCATCAGCCGTTCAGCCAAACACCAGCGCAAAGCCATCGAGTAGCCTTGCGGCAGGACGATTTCGTCATACAGCCCCGTGTATCGGCTGAAAATCGTGTTGGCAAACAGGTGCATCTCACCTTGAGACGGGTTGGGCCACACGAACAGGTTGCCAGAATCCTCGCCGGGATTGAAATAGATCGCTTTGGGCCACGGACCATTCAGCGTTTTCAGGCCAATCAGTTCGTATTGCTCAAGCGCCAGAACCGAAATCGGGTAGTCCAGACCGCCGCCGGTAATAGGTTGACCGTTTGAGGTTGTGTTCACCCGCACAAACGCAGATTCAATCGACAGCGGCTTTTGGTAATAGGCCGTGATCGTGTTGGAAGCCACGTTTTGGTTGATGTTGACTTGATACGTTCCGACCTCATTGACGTTGCCGCCAGCGCCGGTCAGGAATTGAGTGATCTTTGTCCCCAAAGCGATTCCAGGCCCGGAAAGCGTTTGACCCTGAGCAATAGCGCCAGAGTTGATGCCTGTCACAGTTAGCACATTACCAGTGATTGAGCCGGTAAATGATGCGCCAATGAAGTTCTGGGTGCTAGGAGTCGGGCCAATTGTGTATTGAACCTGACCAGCAATCACCGGGAAAATGATCTCGGTGACGTTGAAAACCATATTGTTTTCGTTGCTCCACTGATCTATCAGATCGTTGAGCATATCAAAAGCATCTGCCGCCGCTTCAGGAGTCGGGGTTTCTCCCGCTTCCAACGCGCCGATGTCTTTTAAGGCTCTGGAGATGATGTCTATCGGCTGCGGCATGGTTTATCTCACAAGCTGATTTTGAAGGTTTTGGGCTTCCAGGGAGGATGAACCTGCTTTGATTTGCTTAGGTTCGCCAACTGTTCCTCTAGGCGGCATTTTATGGGATTAACGCCGTCTTGGGTAGATTCTTTGATGAGCCAATCAATCACCAAATCCTCGGTTATCTTGTCAAACGGAATGTCGCCAGCACCGTCAAAATGCCAGTTCCCTTCCGTTTCTACCGTGTTCTCGCCGTCAGTCTCAGAAGCGTGATACCTAACCGATGTGACCTTATCGCCATCGGCATAGATGTCTAGAATCTTCCACTTCATACCGAGTCAGGCGTCACCGGAGATGTCGGTTGGCTCGGATCAGGCGTCCAAGTGACTTGGGAAGCCGTAGCAACCCCATCCACATCCGTAGCGGTATTGATCGCCGTCACAGCGTTTTGAGCCTCCAAACGGATCGTTTGACGCCAGCCACCCCAAGTCGGGTTGATTGAGGTCTGAGTCTCATAGGCTTTGACAACCATCCAATCGCTAGGTAACAGAATGGAATAGGCCGCATTGTTGACGTTCAAAACGGCGTTTTGCTGAACCTGCGCCAAGTCTTTCGGCGTGCAGGTGAACGTAATGTCTACCTGATTCGTTCCAGCGTTGTAGACCGGGGCATTCTCACTCACCCAATAGTAGGTCGAACTTTGTTGCGGGCCATACACCACATCAACCATGCCAATGGCGGATTTTTCTTCCGGGGTCGAAAGATTGCACCAGTTGGATGGGTATTCAACGCCATTGACCGTAAACTGAGTCCCATCCGGGATCAGTTGCTCAATAATTCCGTTTTGTACGATTGCGAACATTGTTTTACCTCGCTAAATAAGAAATTGCTTTGAGCATAAGGTCTGGACTGTCTTTTAACAATCCCAATGCTCGATTACAAGCATCACAAAGAAGCCCACGAACTCGGCCTGTTGAATGGCAATGATCTATGTTCAGGCGTTTTTTATGATGCGATGGAGGAGGGGATGAGCAAATTGCACATACTCCGTTTTGCTTTTGAAGCATGGAATCGTATTCGGCAAAAGAAACGCCATAGCTCCGAACCATGTGCCGTTCAAGGTCGTATTCTTTTGTGTTGCTAAGACCATGCTTATAAGAAGGCGAATTGGCGCCTTTTCTCATCTGCAAACAACCACAAGACTTTGCTCGGCCTGAAGTCATTTGACTAAATCCGACAATCTTTTCTGCCCCACAATCACATAAAACACGGTACTTAAAACTGCCGTTTTTTGTGCGCTCATCAGTCTTTTCCAATAGCGTAAGCATCGCTATTTTTGTCCCTGATTGATCTTGGTGAAAGCGTCCTTGTGGCATATTCACCTCAACGGGCAAGCGCAGCACTGAAAGGCACTTCAGCGAAGGCGGCGTAGATGTATGCGCCAGATTGGTTTGCTTCACCTGTGTTTCTTAGCTTAAACCCATTAGAAACAAAATCCAATCTTGGAGTTCCAGCACTCAATTCTTGAGAAGCTAAATCAGCGTATAAAGTCACATCAACAGCGTTATATGGCGCTCGTGAAGAATCGTACATTAACCAGTCTCCAACCCCGTCTGATCTTTTTGCCATCAAAAACCTCGGTCTAAATCCACAATACACAAACGGACCATCAGCAGACCCGTTGCCCGTGTAGCTGCCGAACTTACTGAAGCCAGCGATTTCAGACCAGCAGTAGGCTACATAGTTATCAGTGTTACCGTTATTAACTGCGGACGCGCTACCAATACTAAACACTGTTGAAGTTGGTGCGGTGTTATTCCAAACTGTAGACAATGTTGCAAACGCAGAAGTGGAGTTCAAAAGCAAATATCCGGTAGCTGGTGAAGCATTCATGCCCGCATGATATACAGCCCAACCTTGTGCGCCAACTGGACCGGAACGGTTTTTAACAATTACCATCTTTGGCGCAACGCCCAAGCCATGCCCAACCGTAGCATTTGCACCCGTACCCGTGTACGTCACGATGCTGAACCCCGCAGTCGCATTCACGCTGACAGTGCTGGTGATTGATCCGTTAGTGTTCGAGGATGTTGAGCCTTGACCGGCTTGCCATTGCCAGCCAACGTAGGTTGCCGACAAATTGTTGTAGTTGGTATCTGTGCCGACAGTAAATCCAGCCGATCCAAAGGCTGTAACACCTTGAGCGTCTGTCGTTTCTGCTGCCGTTGAATCCGATACCAAAGCCTTTGTCACACCACGCACAGAATCGGTCAACTTGTGATCTGTTGCGGCAGAGCGAGACTTGACCCAAACCAGATCAGGCTTGAATGAACCAGCGTTTGTGATTGAGTTGCTGAGAAGCGTACCCGTGTACAAAGTCGCCGCCATGTACTTCCCCCCGTTCAACACGGTAGAAGCTGGCAGGTTGTAGGTGTTCAGGGCTTTGAAGCCGCTTGGCGGGGTGTAGGAGAATGGGCGTTGACCAAAGTTGGCTTGATAGGTTGCGTTAGGTGCTGTTCCATCACTCCAAACAATTGGAAAATATGTTCCAGGATAGCTTGAAGTAATACTACTAAAAGCAACTCCCTGACTTGTCCCGTTTTTGTAGAAAGTTAGCGTTCCGTTATCCATGTCAAGAGCAACGCCAATGACATCGTTTAAGGTCCAAGCTGCCCCATACGCAACACTTGTTCCCGCGTTTCTGTTGCTTTTGTATCCCGAAACAGTTGCGTCATTTCCACCAATATAGGAAAGAGCCGTTCCGTCATAGGCTGTGGAGGATGGTGTAGTTGCGCGAGAAACACCAACAAGCAAATAGCCATTACCTGTCGGAGAAAAAGCACTAACTGTTACTTCCCAATACCATTTTCCGGCATCCATACCAATACCGCCATAAACACGGTCTTGCGTACCCATAGCCCCAGAAAATGTCAGGTTTCCTCCTGATACCGTACTTTGTGATCCGGCCTTATTCAGCGGATTCAATACCGCATAGTTACCCCGGTTCGTACTCCCATCAGCATACGGAGTCGGAACATCAATCATGCTGTCATAGGTCGTACCAGCAGTCACCGAGATGTTGTTCGGCGTCCAGTTGTTGCCGTTGCCAGAATAGTCCTTACCAATCGCGGCAGCAGTTGCGGCAGAGTTATCCGAGAAGTTCAGATAAAAGCCGTTCGTGCCGTATGTGCCCGTGTATTTGGCAGGCTGCCATACGCCAGTTGTGGCGTTGGTTGAGCCGAAACTGGATGGAGTTAAAGCTTGACCGTCAACAAAGTTGAATTCAGTCATATAGCCATCAAAGAATTCAATGGCAGATCGAGCCTCGCGCCCAATGTAATGAGCGCCAGTGCCGTCAAAATAACTATCCAAGTTCAATGTCGGCAAAGTGCCTGACATCGTTTGTTGGACGTTGTTTACATAGATTTTCAGGCGGTTTGCGGCAGTTGCTTGTGCGCTATCAAAGGCCAAAACAATGTGATACCACGCGCTAGGATCACGAAAAACTGCTGCACTTTGTGCGTTTGCCGCAAAAGAACCACCGTTGTATTCGACATAATCAAGTTGATCTGAAGAATTAAAACGAAACCAAGCAACAGTTCCACCGGCTCCGCTAGTGGCAGACATAATGTCTGATGCAGTTCCTAATGCTCCACGCTTTAGCCAAACGCTAATGGTGAACAGTTTTTTGTTACCAGCAACGCTTGGAGTGCGTGTGAAATTACCGCCTGCGCTAGAGCGCAGCCGAACAGACCGGCTGATGTTGTACCCAGAAGGGCCAGCAGTTTTAGACGCGCTGAACATTAGAAGTTCTGCCCAAAAATGCTACCGTAGGTGTTCGTGCCATCACAGTAGAAGTTGAAAATATCAATCTTGCCGGTTGCGCTGGTGGGAGTAGGCGTCACGCTATTGGCCCATTTGATCGTTGACCCACCTGCCCAGGTGATCGAATCAGCGGCGGCATAACTCACAATGACCGTGTAAGACTTGCCAGAAGATGATGCGGGCAACGTGATCGTGGTCGAACCGGAGGTCGTAATCTTTTGGATCGTGCCGTTTGCCAGACTGATTGAGGTGCTACCCGTTGCCGAATACAGCGTTTCCGTGTAGTTGGTAACGGTAGGCGTGGTCAGCGTTGCGGTGGTAATAGACGGAGAAGTTAGCGTTTTGTTAGTCAGCGTCTGAGAATCAGTCGTGCCCACGATTGCGCCGCTAGGAGCCGTCAGGGAAGTAGTCCAAGCCGATCCGGTCGATACTGCAATGCCAGCGCCGGGATAGACCTGGGAGAAGGTCGGCGTGGCAAACGTCCAAGTTCCCGTTCCGTTGGTCTGAAGGAATTGTCCGTTTGAGCCATCAGAACTCGGCAGAGTAAAGCTGACAGTGTTTGCCGTGTTTGGGCCGACTAGGTTGACCGCACCGCCAAGGTTTGCCTGAAAGGTTAATTGTCCCATTTGATTTCCTTACGGAGCAATGATTAGTTGAGATGCGGTCAGCGCACCGGATGAAGGATTAAACTTGAGTTTAGTCGAACTGACGTACTCAGTCGTGAGGTTTCCAGTTGTAACGCTGGCAAACAGCGGGTAACGGGTTGCATTGGTCGTGGTGTCATCCGTCACAGTTGCGTATGACGTAGGCGTAGACCATGTGGGGGCGCTAGTTCCATTGGAGGTCAGGACTTGTCCAGTAGTGCCAGCCGACACAAAAGATGTAGCGCCAGCACCAGACTGATAGGGAATATAACCAGCACCACCGCCAGCCAGATTGCTTGCAGTTCCGACCGCGACAGTGCTTGCTGCGACATTTTTCCAATACTGAGCAGTTGAGTCGTATTGAAGCAATGACAGGTTAGCAGGAGTTCCGGTAATCTGCACGTTTTGGTCAGTGCCGCCAAGCTGAGAGCCGGGGAACAAAGCAACGTACATTGACCCAGAACCGCCAGAACCGTTGTTGATAACAATACCAACTTCAGCCTTCAGGTTAGGGGCAGAAGGTTTGGTTGCAGTTAGCGCGCCACCACCCGCCGGGTCGTACCAAAGCGTGTCATTGTTGTTGTATGCGGACAGGTTAAATCCACGCACAACGCCATGATTTACAACGCGACCAAAATTACCAGACGAAATCGGTTCGCACGCGATACCAACAATCGAATTTCCGTCAGTCAATCCAGCCGTTGCGGGGCCGAATTCAATCACGCCAGAAGCGCCAACCACGCCGGTTTTGATAATCACCTGACCGACAGAAATCGCGGAAGATGCTTTGCCGTAGGTGTAAAGCACCTCACCAACAGGCATAACTAGGTTGGAACCGCCATCCAAACCCACGTTCAGCGTGCCCGTGGAACTCCAATAGAGTTTTCCGTAAGCGTAGGACGCGCCAGCAGCGGTGTTCAGTTGAAGGTAATCAGAACCCAAGTTGGTCAACCCGGTAGCCGTTCCACCCGTAATCGCCACAGCGTTGGCGTTTTGGGTCGCCATCGTGCCAAGGCCAGTAATTGCCGAGGTCGGGATGCCGCTGAAGTTTGTGCCGGTGAGGGTCGGAGTTGTGGTCCATGCCAAACCACCGTTGTCCTGCAAAACACCCGTTCCAGACGCCAAGAAAGCGGTCGTGCTGGACGCAGATTGGTAGGGAAGTGAGTTAGCCGCCCCACCAGCAAGGTTAGTTGCCGTTGTAGACGTACCAGATGAGCCTGTAACCGATCCATTGATGGGATTGGATACCGTGAGGTTGGTCAACGTTCCAAGGCCCGTAATGCCCGAATATGAGCCACTTAGATAGGACGAACCAATCGTGCCGCTGGTGATCTGACTGCCGTTGATTGCAATTGAGGTGTTGGTCACAGAGGTCAATTGACCCTGAGCGTTCACGGCAAAGACTGGGACGGTTGCGGCAGCGCCATAAGTGGCGGCGGCGACACCAGTGCTGGTGATGCTGAACTGACTGCCAGCTAGGGTTAACCCTGTGCCAGCGGTGTAGGTTGCAGCAACGCTGAAATTCGACCAGTTGACAGCAGTGACGCCAATCGTGCCGCCTTGTTGGGCGGTACAGTACCAAGCGGTTCCAGCTTGCGTGTCGCCTTCTTCAACAAAACAAATGGCAGAAACCAGTTCTTGCCAAGTATTTGCATCAGGTGAGCGCGACCACGGGCCAGAATCGGCGATATAGATGCCGTTTTCTGATGCCGTTCCTTGGTTTTTGACCAGCACTCGATCACCCGCCTGAAGCGTGACGGTCGTGTCAATTGTTCCGAGGCCAGACAGCGGCAGATTTGCCGTGGAAGCCGCGACAACAGGTTGTTTCCACGAAAGTCCGGTCGCAAAATAGTCAAGATAATTCTTGTTGACTACATCGTAGCCAGAGCCGGGGGAGGCTAGAACGGTTGCGCTACTGAAAGCGCCGGTTGAAGGCGTTGTGGCCCCAATCGGTGAACTGTCAATAGTACTGAGGGTGATATGCAACCCCGACTGTTGAGGATTGGGAGTTGCATAAAAGGGCTGACCCTGCCCAATAAACGTCTGGAAAGTCCCATCGACAGCGAAATACGCCTGGACGGGCAACAGATTCTGGTCATTTACTTGTGCAGGATCAGCCATGGCTTCTCACGATTGGTCAGCGGCGGGGGTAACGTACAACGTGGTTGTATCAGTACCGCCACAAATTGCCGACAGGTAATAAGGAGTTGTCGGAGTCGCAAGAATCAACGGATAGGTCATGTTCCCAGGGAGAACAAAATTACCGTTTGTCCCATCCGTGGGGAAAACCGGAGTCCCGACATTGGTGGATGTCGTTCCCCAAGCAATCGCACACGGCTTGGTTCCAACATTCAGGAAACTGGTGTAGTTGACCTGATCGTTGGTGTTATCGTCAACCAGCACAGCGGCGTGAGCCGAGGCGGTGACGGCGAGGGCAACTGTTACCCCCGCATTACGTTGAACTGTTGACGATGCCATTTTAGACAGCGTTGGAGGACAACGGCAGGGATTCTGCGCGATCAACCACAACGGTATAAGTACCTGCGGCGGCAGAGGCCGAGGAACCCGTAGCGTTGATGAATTGAATCGTCAGGGTATTGGCGGCAGAAACGTAAGCGTTACCAATGCCAACACCAGTGGTCTGGGCGGCGGGGAGGCTTACCTTAACAGCGTCACCAACTTGCAGACCGGCAACGGTCACATCTTTAGATGCGCCAGAGGAAGCAACGGTCGTCGCGGTGACGGGAACACCCATGACAAATGAATTCAGGATGTTGCCACGCAGAACGGTGGTTTGCAGGGCCATGATTTCTCCTTAGAGATGAATTGATTTTAACCAGAAAAAGAGAAAAAGCCACCCCTTTTGAGGATGGCTTTCCCGTATTTAAGGCAAATTAAGCCTTGATGATGCCCAGAGCCTTGAGCGCGGCAACGATGTCACCAATCGTGTAGGCCGTAGAACCAGTGCCGCCGGTGAACGTGGTGTTCACATAGGCAGCGGTGGTCGAGCCAGCAGCGGAGGTGGCGGTATTGCCAGATGCGGTCGGTTGGGTCGAACCCGTAGCGCCAAAGAAGGAAACCAAACCGCCGTTGGGGGCGATTGCGGTTCCGTCAGTGCTGTCACCATCAATCAGATAGTGCGGGCTGGTGGTAACGGCAGGGCCGTTGTTGGTGTAGGTGGTAGGAGCCAGAGCCATTTTGAATTCCTTAAAAAGTTAATGACAGGGGGTGTTTAGCCCCCTTTTGTCAATTAGGCTGCAACGCGACAGGCGAGTTCCGGGTAGAGCGGAGCCCAACCATAGAGCACGTCCAGACGGGTCGGGATCGAGTCGTTGTTGATGGTGTATTGGCGAACCACACGCATCGACAGACCGATTTCCTTGTCCGAGGCGCGACCAGCAAAGTGGACGCCTTCCGGCAGTTCAAGATCAGCCACTGCCAGCGTGAAAGCATTGCGGTGCATGATGATGTTCTGCGGAGACACAGTGCCCGTCTTGTTAAAGAAGTTCACGGTAGCCGTAGAGGAGGTGGACGGGATCGTCACGTTCTGGAACTGACCAGCGGTGATAACAGCGGGGCTGACGGTCACGTTGAAGGTCGCGCCAGTGCCGGAGGCAGCAGACTTGACCACAAAGTTACGCAGCTTGTTGCTACCGTAGGCTTGACGGTTCTGGGGGTTAACAGCGTACACGCCATCAATCGTAATCACATCGCCAGCGTTCAGAGAAACTGCGCCGGTAGAGGTGATGCTGATCGTGGAGGACGATGCCCAACCAGAGGTCAGGAAGCCCGTGGCGGCGGTCGTGGAGCACACAGCCGTACCAGCGAACGAACCGAACGTCTGGGAAACCACGTTCTGATCCATCTTCCAGTTCATGCCAGCGGAGTCACGGCCCATCAGACCTTTACGGTACTGCTCGCCAATGGCTTCCTGGGGCACGAACAGACCTTTCAGGCTGTCCACGATGGTGGCGCTGGTGAACGGTTCGACGATACACGAACGGCGACCATCACGGGGAGCACCTTCGGCGTCCAGATACGCACCTGCGGTCAGGTAGGTAATCAGGCCGGTCGGGGGCGTTCCAGCAGTACCAACGATGTTGGCGGTTTGCAGCGTAGCCATAGACAGACCGTCACGGTCAATCTTGTTGGCGATAGCGGCAACAGCGGGCTTCAGCACTCGATCGCTGAACATATCCAGCGACAGCGCCAAGTCTTGCGTAGTGAATTGTGTCATTCTGTTACTTCAGCCTCTCGGCTTACTGACCTTTTCAGGCGGGTTAGGCGCTTCGGCCTATCCTCTCGGGCTTCTTTTCGGTTATACCCAAGTTCAGACTATCGCATCCCATTTCAGGGCCATTCCACTTAGTCGTTCAGGCTGCACAGAGTTTCCTCTTGCTTGCCCCCTGTCGCCCTCCGCAGGGCTTCCAAGTCAATCAGGAACGGTTTTGCCAACGTCCTTAGTGGACGTATGTGGACATACCTTTATCCACATGGAACTGGGTGCTCAGGGTAACAGGCACGCTCGTCTCGTTGAAATCTTCAACGTTCAGGGCGGGGCCGGTCGTACCGATGAAGCGGCCCGGACGGCGAACGTTGACCGTGTTACCGATCTTCGCGCCGACCACGGCAAACTGGTCATCATAGTTACGGTCCACTTCCGAGGTGAAGGTCAACTCGTTTTCCAAGACCATCAACGCTTCGTTGGTGATCTTGCTAATAGTTAGCAATTGGTTAGACATTTCGTCATTTCCTTACAAAAAAAGATTAGATTTACCGAATCTTTCCAGCCTTACGCATCGCTTTCCATTCGTGATATGACCCTTTGAACACTCCATCGGAGGTCATAGGCACATCAGCCTTTCCAGCGCCACGGATCGGTTGGATCGGTTCCGGTGCTTTACTTCTAGCCACAACAGGGGGCTTTTCATCTTTCGATTCAAACCTCGTCTCCAGTTTCCCAATCTCGCGCAGAGCCTTGGCGGGGTTCATATTGGACAACTCACCAACCAACTCAGGGTTGTTGGCAAAGTGATAGAGGATTTTTGGGCCTACATCACTGTCCATCACCGCATCCCGAATGTGGTCGGGGATTGGCGTGTCACCTGCCGATGCGATCATCTCGTCAAAATCAGGCATCTCGGACTTGGCAGCTACAACCTTTTGCAACCATGATTCTTGAATCTTGGCGCGTTCGGCTTGCACTCTGGCCTGTTCTTGTGCTTGTTTTTCCTGATTGAATCGCTGCTCTACCCGGTAATCAGCAAGAGCCTTCGCATACTCAAATGCGTCCTCAAACTGATGCGGTTGCGGTTCTTGATCGACTTTGACCTCCGTTTTTGGGGCCGACTGTCGCTCCAGTTCTGCAAGCCGCGCCTCTAAACTCGCCCTGGCTTCGCGCTCCCGTTGGGCTTCTGCCCTAGCTTCTTCGCGTTGTCTGGTGATTTCAGAGAACCGTTTTTCGATCTTCGGATTCTGTTTACGTTCCTCTTGCGGTTTCGCGGTTTCTGCTTCGGGCGGTTCACTCTGTTCCTCGGCGACCGGCTCCGCTTCCACCTTTTCGGTTTCAGCAGCCTCGGGTTCCGCTTTGGATTCAGCTAAACCTAATCTCTCTGCATAAAAATTCGCCGCATTTTCGCTGGTCACTACGGAGCCAGCAGACTTCTCAGTTGACATAGGTGTTACCCTAAGAATTTACCCCGTGAAACCCACGGGTAGGTTTGGTCAATATAGACCGAATTAGTTACTGCGTCAATCCACCTGTGAACGGACTAGCGCCTTGTTCAATGTCTTGGGCGGCAACCTGGGCATAACCCATTTGCTCGGCATTGCGGCGGTCAATCTCTGCGTTAAGGCGAGCCGTGTCCATGTGGTGCAACAGCAGTTGGACGATTGCGTCGATTTCCGTCTTGTTCTGCGAGGTGACAGCGCGAGTGTTTTGGTCGTTGACTTTGACCTCTGCCATCGTCTCGGTGTTGTGAGCGCGGGCCGTAACATCCATGAGTTTGCGCTTGTCCTCATGGGATTGGCGCACTTCCTCGATGTCTTGGCGTTGTTTGATGAACATTTGCATAGCGGTCATCTGCTCTTGCATATCTGCAACTTGCTTCTGCGCTTGCATCAGTTTCATCTGAACCATCGGCGGCACATCGGACTTTTCGTCAATCTGGGCCAGCGGGTTGGTCGCCGCCAGACGGTCGGCAATCGTGTCTGCGCCAGGGAAGTCCATGTTTCGGAACACCAAATCACCAGCCACGTTGAACAATTCAGGCTTCGCCATAAGCGGGAGCATTGCTTCCACAGCTTCCTGGCGCTTGGAGTTATATCCAGGCCCGGTTTCCATGACAACATCGTAGCGGCCCACGGTCACGTTGTTCAGGACTTGATTGACCGCCCCATCTTCGCTCGGAACTTGTTGGTTCAGTGTCACCATGTCGGGCTTGCCATCTTCACCAATGATCCGCAATACACGCTCGGTGTCGTAGATTTTCGGGATCAGATCAAGACAGATGCGACCGACTTGGGCGATGGTTTTCGTCAGGTTGTCGTAAAAGTCAAAGTTGGTCAGGTCCATCTGCTGAATCTGACCATTCAGCGCCTTGCCTGAAATCTGACCTTGACCCAACTGAGCCGGGTCAAAGATGCCCATCATGGTCTTGATGTCATCATCAATCGTGGCGGCAGCAGACATAATCCCGGCAGCGGGCGGTTCGGGCTGGAGACGGCTAGGCGGCGGCGCAGGGCGTCCGTCGATGTCCGTCTGTTTGTATTTCAGGACCGGCAAAGACTTGACGTTTGCCTGTGCCCAATCCGCTTCATGGCCCTCGTCTTGGCCTTCTGCCAGCAACCATTTGGCCTTGGGAGCCAGGGCAATGCTCTCCGTCATGGAGGTTTGCCAGAAGTTGTACATACGTTGGGCGTCTTTGCCGTGACGCACCATGCCAAACTTCTTACGTTTGTCGCCGATTACAACCTGACGCCCGTATACTGGGACGATAGGAATGTATTTTCCAGGCCATTCCTTTTCCTCAAGAATCTCAATTGCGGTCAGTTTGCAATATTTGATGTACTTGCGGAACGAATTGCGCTTGTCAATAACGGTGATTCCAGCCGCCGCCAGCATCTCCGGAGGAGGCAAATCAGCCTCAAACACGGAAGTGCCATCGGACAGCATGACTAACTTCTCGGGCTTGCGTTCCGTGTAGAAGTATTCAGCGATCCGGATGTCCTCTTTCTGAATCCACTCAGATTGAGAATCGCCCGTCCCACGTTGCTGGAATGAATCAACTTCGGCGTTTGGGTACAACTCCTTAAACACCTTTTTCGGCATCATCATGGTAATCAGACATTCTTCAGCGTCTGAGCCATCCAAAGCCTGGGAGTTGATGTCGTAATAGACCGTGAAAGGGTTGTAGACAGGATCAATGAAGATTTCCTGCTCAAAGGAATCCTCGCTGATGTAATCCGTCCGAACTCGAATGAAGCCCCAACCGCCCCGCACCGCATAGTCTGCGGCGGTGTCATAGGCATCGTCAGCGTTGGAGTTGACCTCAATATGACGGATCACGCCCTGAATCACCTGGGCGATTTTGGCATCGGCTTCGTTGTTAACCGCATGAACCTTGACGCGAGGGCGTTGCTGGCGCATCTGGTTCACAACCTGACGGCAGTAGCCATCCAGCTTGTTGATTGTCAGGACGGGGCGGGATTCAAGGTTGCGACTGTTTTGTAGTTCAACGGGCCACTGATCGCCGTTCACGAACTTCAAATCTTCTAGCGCCTCTTGGCGATTCATGGTGTCGGCATCGTTCGCACGCTTGAGGAACTGTTTTGCCTTGTCGATTCTGGGATCGTAATCGCTCAGAGAGGTATCTTCAGCCATGTTTAACCCATCCATGAAAGGTTAGAGTTTGCGTACAACTGCTGGTTCAGTTGCTTTTTCACCGGCTTACGGGGTTCGTTCACCATCAAACCAATCATGCGGAAAGCGTCTGCGCCATGAGAATAGTGGTCGTGCAGAGGATTTCGGCTGAATTGGCCTGTTTCTGGGTCAACCTCGTAACGGTAGTGACGGAGGCATTGTAGCCCTTCGTGGCAATTTTCCCTATCGAAATAACACGAACGGAACATTGTCCTTGCAGCGTTAATTGAGTCTGCCACCGGCGTTCTGGGGATGATTCGGGTCTTATAACCAGCCGCCCGCACGATTTCCTCGATGCTCCGACCGTTTGCCGCTAGGGTTTTGTTCTCCGCATCATGTGGAAGCCACAGCGTGTCGTACACATATCCAAAGGATTGCATGGTCGCCAGATACTCGGAAATCGTCTTTTGCGTGCCCTCAACGTACCGAATCAGCCGGGTTTCCATCCCAATGAACTGGAGGAACCAGATCGCCGTGGCATCAGCCCATCCTAGGTCAAATACGGCATGAACGGGCTTGGTCGGGTCGTAGGGAACTCTGGTGATGCGCCCCTCAAGTTCGGTCATTTGCATTTCGCGGGCGAAAACAGCGCCATCCACCGTTTGGCGACATAAGCCCTCCCACACCACGTTGTATGAGGCCGGATCGCGGTGTTTCAGAGAATCCTTTTCGATTCTCAAAGTGTCAGGGAACCAAGGATTTTTGTCCCAGTTGACCTTTACGGACGCGCAATTGTCAGGGGCATGAACGACAAATCGTTGATAAGTCTCATCCGTTTCAAGTTCTGGGTTAAAAGTAATCCATATTTCGCTTTCAGGTGCGCGAATAGTAGGAATCAATATGTCCCATGATCGTTTTGAAACCGTTTGTGCCTCCTCTACCCAACAGCGAGTGACCCCTTCAAATGATTTTATTGATGCAATAGAGTTATTTTTTAAGCCAGCAAATAAGAACAGAGTTCCATTTTTACCACGGATTTCGCTTTCCGTGATTTCATAGAAGGATTCCAAACCCATCATCTGGATTTGATCTGTCAGCAATTGATGAACCGAATCCTTAAGGGATTTCTGAACTTCACGGGCGCACAAAATACGTTGCGGGCTTTGCGCCCCTTGAAGCAATAGCATCATGGCAAAAGTCCATGATTTCCCAGACCCTCTACCACCCCAAGCGCATTTGTAACGCTTTGGCTCAGTTAGGAAATGCGCCCATTCTGGAAAGGATATTTCCCTCATTCAGGCTTTACAAAAGTAACTTGAATGCCAGTCACCAGCGGAGCGCCATCAGCCCCGGTGATTTCCTGTTTAACCTGTTCCCTGTACTTCTTCGGGAATCTTGCAGCCATGCTCCTAGACCAAAGAGAGGCGTTCAACTTAGGCCCATCCTTCACTTCAACCATGTAAGCGTGGGCTTGTTCTTCCCACCACGCTTGCTCAAAATGCTTGGCATCTTCCAAGGCTTGCATAAATTCTTCGTGCTCATCACGCCATTTATACAAAACTCGTATGGAAAGGTTCAGGTTGTAAGCAATTTGTTCTACGCTTTTGCCGAGTTTGCCCAACTCTATGACTTTTTCGCATAGTGCGGGGTCATAGAGGGTTGGTCTACCAACGGGGCGTTTTTCGGCTGTTTCAGTCATTTTGAAGGTAAAAAACGTGTCAAATCTACAATTTCTGACGGGTTTTCGCCTTGCATCGTAACGATACCGTCATACCCGTCTTTTGCTATTGCTTTGGACAAGGCTTTTCCTTTTTTTCCACCATATTGCTTTGACAAAACTTGTTTCCAATTGTCAGGATCTGTATATAAACCTTCTCCCCAATCAATGACAAGAGGATTTTTGAATTCCATAATTCCATGAGTGTAGTTTTTTGGTAATTTTGAAACATCTACATCATGAGCGCTTGAAATGTAATTCCCATGTGGTTCGATTAGTTGTCCAAATTTATCTTCACCATACTTGTGAAATTGTGGCGCTTTTTCTGTATTTTTTATGAAAGGGAATGAAATCGGTTTCCCTGTCATAAATGTCACACCAATTGGGTTGTAAGCCTCCGCTAACTTAGCGCCCAAGGCTTTGCTGGCTGGCCCGTACAAATCTTGTTCCTGGGCCGCCGCCGCCGTCATCTCATTCAGCACCCTAGCACGATCATTGGCGTTCCCCGCCATCTGTTGCAGACTGGTCATGGGGTTTTGGATTAAATCCGAGGCTTTGCGCCTAGCGGTTCCAATGGCTGAATATAGATCGGCAAGTGTCGGCATGGCTATCCTTTGGGTTGTTGGTACTCGCTGCGTCTGTGCGGTCTGCTAAGAAGCCGAGCAAAGAATCGTCGCCACGGCACAGCATCCGCTTTCCCAACACGGCTGGAGACTGGTCGCTTCGACCCCAAGGCTTGTACTTCGCCCGGATACCAATCCCCATGCGTGTTAGTCCCCGTCTCTCCGGGGTGTCCGCGCCTCTAATTTTCTGCGCCCGCCACCGCAGTTAATGATTGCGGCTCATTTTTTCTTTTTTTCGGCTTCGCGCTTTACAGAATACGCAATCGCCACGGCTTGTTTGGTCGGTTTCCCGGCCTTTACCTCGGCCTTGATGTTCTCTTTGAAAGCCTTATCAGTCTTGCTTTTCTTCAGAGGCATTTTTCTTCTCCATTTCAGCCAAAAACCAATGACATTGCTGAATAGCGCCCGACACCTGTTGCAGTTGGACGCCGCTTTGTTGCATAGTTTGCTCTAGTTCTTTGGCCTTTGCAACCAAATCTTGAATCCTAAGTTGTACCAAATCTTTCATTTCATTTCACCGGTTGTTATTGTTGTGAACCTTTTTTCTGATATTGCTCGCAATTTTTGTCGATGGAATACGTCATGGATTTCTCTCAATTCCATTTTTGCTATATACATTTCGTCAAGAATGTCATTGTGATCCTTAACAATTTTGTTCAAGCGGCTGTCGATTCGCTCAATTGCCTTAATCATGTCATCATCAATGCCGACTAAAAGGCTCATTCTTCTTCCTCAACAAAGCAAACATCCTGCCATGACATCTTCAGATGGCGCTTACCATCAATCTCAACTGGCTCAAATTTCAGGTATTCGTTGCCCACATCAGCCGCCGTAGTGCCGAAATGCACCTTGTCACCCACATTCAGGCCGATAAACTCAGCTTCTGGGCCAACAGCAATCACATATCCTACGGTGTCAACGCCCTGGACTTGGCTCAAATCCAAAAATTCGGACTGAAAACGCCGTTCGGGTCGGACAATGATCTTGTCACGCAGAGGTTTTAGCATCTTGCCTCCGAGTGTATTTGCGCTTTTTCGGCTCTGTCATTGCGTCAACAACAGGCAAAACCACCGCACTGCCAGCGGAAACCGTTACGGTCGTGGTTTGCATGGCTTTGGGTGACAGTTCTCCACACCAATCGTTGCGGTGCTTGTGGAAAAACTGTGGATGGGCTCGGCATTGGCCCATGATGTCTTGATCGACAAAGTGCCGACAATCGCTACAATGATTCACAGATTCAACTCCTAATTAGTTGAGTTTAGAGGGCGTCAGGGAGGGCATTCCCTGGCGCTTCTCGTTTTAGCGGTATTCGCTACGGGTGTGGGTGTAGCAAATGCCAGAAGTGCGGCCCGTGTTGAACTGCTTATCAGCCCCGGTTGCATCTTCTTTGCCCATTGCCACGCCGCCGACCATGCGCTCTTTGCGCTCGCCGGTCATGTCGCTAGAGGTCGCGCCCTTCGGAGGGGTTGCGCCAGTGGTGCTTTTCACACCTTTCATGCTGTCCATTTTGCCCATTTTGATTCCTTGCAAGGTTGTGGGAAATTAGATTTTCGACAAATACAAAGACTTGTCAAGCGCACATTGTAGCCGCCCATTCACGTTCTTGGCGACCTGATTTGTTCTTTACGGTGCGCCCGGTCAGTTGGACTAACCCTAGTGTTTCTAGTTCCTTCATGCGTCTGGCGACCTGACTTCCATCCAGATAGGTCACTTCGGCAATCTGATCTTTGCCCATTGGACCGTAAGCCACCAATGCTTGAACAATGATTTCTCCGTGTTGGGCAGAGAACTTGGCGGCTTGGTCTGCTGCCTGGGCGCTAGTCAGCGGATCAGCATCCCGGACACGGGGAAAAATGTTGGTTTTCTTGAGAATGTCAAAAATGCTCATGCTAGTCCCCGATCACGGATTTTGTTGGCAATGACCTGCCCATAGTTGCTCCAGCGCATATGCGGATCAAATGACTGCGCGACCTTCGCACACGCCTCACGCTCTGCCAGCACAGCCTGCTCAAGCATCCCGCAGAACTGAGTGGTTTTCTGTCCTTCGGCGCATTTCCGATAGCCTTGTTCGATTACTGCGGCTTGGGCCATGTGGAAAAAGCGTTCAAGGTCTTTGGCTTCCATCTTGAACCAGTGTCCCGTATCGCCAACGAAACTTTCTTGTTGAGCCTCTCGCGCCATCTTGATGATTTCGTCTCTCATATTTGCTCCAGATTGGTGGGCGGGCCTCATATAGCAGAGTTGGCTGAACAACACTTTAGAAAAGTGACCACGGCGCTGACCCGTTTCCCCGCCCGTATTACTTAAAAGGGAACGTCCTCATACCCATCGTCTTTGGGCAAGCCTTGATATTGCTGGCGCTCCTCTTTGGGTCGGTGCAGGAATGCTTTGAAGTACCCGTCCCAATTGGCTGACTGAGGGATGCTGTCCAGCTTGATCGTGACTTTTCCCTCCTCGTCAATCCACATCGTCCCGTGTTGGCTCCAGTAGGTCTTTTCTTGACCGTCCTGGGTGGTGTACTTTCGCGCCGCGAATTTGATGTCGTACTGTTTTTTCATAGTTGCTCCAGTTTGGTTAATTTTTCCGTCAGTTCACCCAGGAATTTGGTAATTTCCCACTCAATTTCCTTGATGAGTTTGTCATCACGTTCAACCCGTTTGATGAATATCTGATTCTTTTCAGGCATCCGTGGGTCGAATGATACGAAATCGCACCACATTCTGTCTGTGCAAGCCATCTGGAATTGCATTTGCATGATGTATTTGTCTGCGATCTTTTGGGACAGCAGGGTGTCAATGTGCGTGGCGGTGTTGGGGCATTTGATCTCCACCAAGCCATTCGTGCCGACCAGACCGTCAGGAGACGCGCCAGCCATGTCAATTGACTTGTGTTGCACGAACCCTTCCTCCTCAACCAGAACACCCGTCTTGACCTCATAAGCGGCCCTGGCGAACGGTTCTTGGTTAGTGCCCCATTCCATTGCCGCGCTGGAGAACGATTCGGCTTTTGTGTTGGTCAGGCGCTCAACGATCAATTGAGCCATGTAGTTCTCTCGGCTTGCTGAATAGCCTGTCTTTGTCTTAGCCATTACATCTGAAATCCTAGATGCGGTGACTTTGCCAAGACGGGCGGCAAACCAATCGTCTGTGCGTTGTTCCATTATTTCCACCATGCTGCTGGTTTGCATTCAAGAATCAATCCTTCTTCATCAGGATCGCCACCGTAACTCAAAACGAAATGTTTTTTCCCGTTAATCATAATTGTCAAAGGAACATCAGGGTTACACATTTCACTTTTATCTTCGGCTTCTGCGTATTTCACGCATGATTCACCCATTGCTTCCCACAATGCTTTAGTCGTGAATTTTTGAAAGAAACTCATTGTGCCTTCTCCTTCTTTGCACGTTCTTGACGGGCTTTCTTAGCCGCAATCACTTTGGCTTGCCATGTTGCGTCACCATCACACGATGCGTAGGCGGCGGCATAGGCGGTATTGAGTTCATCACTGCTGGCGCTGGCCTCGATTGCCGCCAGATGATCTGCCATTGTGTTGGGATCGACCTTGGTTGTAGGCTTGGCTTCAGGTCGGCGCGAGGCAGCGTTGCCGTCATCATCCTCGGGAGCGATTCCACAAGCCGCCTGGAGGCTGTATCGACGGGCATATGTCAGCGCACTACCAAACCCTTGGGCGTCATGTTTGACAGCAGGAACATGCAGAATGCCGCCCTCCATAACCTCACCAGATTCGTGGACAAAGATCGTTTCGACCATCACGCCATCTTTGCATTCGTAGGTTTTCTGGATCAACGCAATGCCGTTTTCGTTTAGGGCGTCAATAACAGCTTCCACGCAAGCTGACAGATCAGCGTAACGCGACCGGAAATGAGGGTTGGATGAGGATTTGAGAGCCGGACCGAATGCGCGTTGTGCGCGAACAAATGCGGCGGCGATTTTGGGTTGAATTGGCGTTTCCATGAGTGCTCCTTAAAACTGATATTTCGGTCCACAAGTGACCTCTACAACTGTCTCAACCGTGTATCCGTTAATCTTACGTTTGGCGTACAACGGGATTGCTCTGAGTCCTGACGTTTCGCATTGACGGACAGCATCAATCACTTCATGCCGCCCCATCGGTTGCACCTTGTCATCAATGATGAGTTTCTGATCCGGCGCTTCTGTCTTGTTCATCTGAGCGCATCCCGTGAGCGCCAACAAAAGGAGGAGATATTTCATTTGTACATCTCCCGCTGGATATTGCGGAGTTCATCCATCACATTGTTGTAGATGAAACAGAGTTCGCTGATCTTGGTTTCCAGACAGGTCACTTGATACTCATGGCGCATCGGATCGTCTTTGGCGAAATGAGCGTCACGATAGTCACGGATGCTGTCAATGATTTGTTGTGCGTTCATGGTTTATTTTCCTGTTGCTTTTGCGATTGCGGCGGCGATTTTTTTCTCAACTACGTTGGCATTCATGTGAGCTACTCGCAGCATGGCATCTGCTAATTTCAGTGCCTCCAGCAGATCAGTAGCGTGAGCCATTAGCTTTGCATTAGCGCCGCCTTCAATACCATCCTCATCTCGCGGAGAAATATCAGCAAGCCAATAACCATCGCCATCAACCAGTTTGAATCCTTTGTGGTTTTCGCTGCCCGATAGGTTGGCAAATGTAAGCCACGGACCCGGCGTATGTTTGCTCATGTTCAACCTCCAAAAACGATCATGGCAAGCAGGAAACCTGCGGCGAATGCGTACACATAGTGCAACACCTTCTCGGGTTGTTCAGTACGGTAGCCAACCGTGTAGGTGGCGTCTGCAAAGTTGCGGGGGGTTTTGTAGTTTTTCATGTGTGCTCCTTAAATTTTTGCCAAGCGTTGTTTTGCAGTTGCGTAAGCCCAGCGAGTGGCTTCTGCTTGTGATGCAAAACACTTTGAACGCTGGATAACGCCAAAATCAAAAAAATCATTGTTGACTTTGCGAGCGTTTTGAACCCATGCGTAGAAGTTTGCACCATCGTCTCTGAGGCCGACGATGTAGCCAATCAAACGACCTTTGGCGTCTTTTTTGTGGCTTGGCAAAAATGTTTCAAATGCTTCATTCATTTACTTGCTCCTGAAAAGACCGTATGCGTTGCGCTCCGGGTTGGTTGAATTGTATAGGTTTCTAGACTGTCCATCAATACCCAAGCAAAAAATAGGGTTTTTGCCTGTTTTCTGTCGAGAATTCTATACTTGCGGGATGTTGACAAAAGAACAAGCAATCATGCTGGCTGGCTCTCAAGCAAAGTTGGCCCGTCTCTTAGGAGTGACTAGGGGGGCGGTTTGGCAATGGAAGGCTATCCCATTGGGAAGGCTGTACCAATTGAGAATTTTGCGTCCCGAATGGTTTGATGTTATTCAATGAAAGGAAACACCATGAAAAAAGCACTTATTGGCCTGTGGATTGTCGCCAGCACAACGATGGCGTGGGCGGCTTGTTCCACCCACACGATCATGTCTGGCGGTCGAATGGTTACTTGCACCACTTGTTGTTACGGAAA